AAAGGCGAGTATCGCGTTATTCGTCCAATGGGATTTAATGCAGCAGGTAGTTCTACTGCTGTTACTCCAACAAATGTTAACCCTACCTCACAGGTTACTAGTCAAACCACATCACCTGATGCAACATTAGTATCTACTGAAACAGATGCTTACGGAAATGTAATTGGGTTTTACTCTGATGGCACACAAAAAACTCTTGTTGCCTCTGGCAATAAGTACAAGTCAACAGTAGATGTAGATGCATACACATTGCTTGAAAGTACCTTTAAGGATTATGGACTAGAAGAACTAGTGCCAGAAATTAAACGCTTTATGGAAGAAGGACTTGGTGCTAACCAAGCATCAGTAGAACTTCGTAAGACTACTTCTTACATTAACCGTTTCCGTGGTAATGAGATTCGCCGTGCTGCTGGACTTAACGTAATAGATGAAGCAACCTATCTACAACTAGAAGATTCTTATAATGAAACCCTACGCGCCTTTGGTTTACAGGGTTACTTTGGAGCAGACCGCAAGGTGTCTCAGTCTAGAATGGCTGACATCATTGGCAATGATATTTCTGCTGCAGAGTTTAAGGATAGAATTGATACAGTAGTAACTAGGGTCAATAACTCTGACCCTAACATTAAGGCTACTCTTAAGTCATTCTATGGTATTCAAGATGATGATTTAGTTAAGTACTTTCTTAACCCTAAAGAAAATCTACCTAAGTTACAGGAGAAGGTTCTATCTGCTGAGATTGGCAATGAAGCCTTAAAGCAGAATCTACTAACAGATGTAACCAGCGCTACAGCGCTTGCCAAGTTGGGCATTACTCAGGAGCAAGCCCGTGAGGGTTACCAAGGTATTGCCAATGTTCTACCAACTGGAACAAAACTTGGTCAGATTTATGGTGAAGAAGGAATTAACTACACACAAAAAACAGCAGAGGAAGAAGTCTTTGGACAACTTGAATCTGCAAAGCGCAAGCGACTACGACTAGCCGAAAAAGAAGTAGGCTCATTTGGTGGTGCATCAGGCTTAGCCCGTGGCGCACTAGGTAGCGGTAACTCCAGCGCATTCTAAATTCCCTAGACGGACCAACCAGCCCCGTCAGGCGTAAAAGTCTGGTAGCAGAAGCCAATCAAATATCCCCTTATCTGACTGAGGTCTGCGACAACTACTAATGAAGGGTGATGTTGCATGAGCAACGAACAATACTGGGAAAACGATAACGAAAGTCTAGAGAACGAATTAAACCGTTCTCAATTCTCGAATGGCGATGATGGTATCGCTAACCTACGCAAAGCCAAACGAGCAGATGAAAAGCGCATTAAGGAACTAGAAGAACAACTAGCGAAATTCTCTAGGGAATCTAATGAGCGAACCGTTAAAGAAATCCTCGAATCAAAGGGAGTAAATGTTAAGGCTGCCCGCCTTGTCCTTAAGGACTTAGACACTATCAACGCAGACGCAGTTTCAAACTGGCTCGTTGAGAATGGTGACTTAATTGGGTACACGCCAAATCAAGAAAAGCCAGTTGATACAGAAAACATACGTGCTTTACAGCAACAGGATTCTGTAACTCAAACGGCTGACACTCCCGCTTATTCAGAAGACATTGCGCGATTAATTGCAAATGCCTCATCTGAGGAAGAAATCATATCCATTCTCAGCGGTCAATAAAAACCGCACACTAATTAGAAAGGGGATATCGCCAACTGGCCGATGTCTTTTCAACTTCAACCTCTGGGTTAGGTTCCAATCTCGTAACGTTGGCATACGACAAGTTAATTGAAATCAACTTGCGTTCAGTGCCACAGTTCCGTGCAATCGCGGACAAGAAGATGGGAAACCCAACTCACAATGGTTCTTCAATCCGTTTCCAATTCCACAACGATATTGCTGACACCTCAATTGCAGGTGCAACACTAGATGAGACTACTGACCCAGATGCAGTAGCGCTACCAGCAACTACAACACTAGATGTCGCACAGACAGAACTAGGTCGCGTAGTACTTCCAACACGCAAGTTGTCACTTTTGTCACTTGCTGACGTTGACCCATGGATTGCAAACGCAGTTTCATACAACATGGCAGTAACACTAGACAATGGTATTGCTGCTGTTCTAGATGCAGGTACAAACGTTATCCGTGAGGCTGGCGGAGCACTATCAACATCTGCTGCTCGTACATCTGTTGCTTCAACAGACACATTCAAGGGCCGTGACGTACGCTTTGCTGTAACAAAGTTACGCGCTGCTAACGTTGTAACTCGTGGCGGAATGTATGTTTCATACATCCACCCAGAAGTTTCACACGACCTACGCACAGAGACAGGTAACAACATCTGGCGTACACCACACGAGTACCAGAATGTTGGTCCTCTACTTGCTGGTGAACTTGGCGCATGGGAAGGTGTTCGCTTCATTGAGACACCTCGCATGACAACCAACATGGGTGGAGCAGACCAGACAGCACTTGCTACTGCACCTGCAGTAAGCGGCGCATCTGGCGCATTCACAATCGTAGTAGCAAACGGCGCATTCGGTGGCCTCGCTGAGGTTGGAGATAAAATCTCTGGCACTAACGTTGGCACTTCTGCAAAGATTACTGCTATCTCAGTTGGTGCAACAAACACAACACTTACAGTGTCTGTTGCTAACTCAGGAACTGTTGGAACAAACACACTAACAGTTACTCCAGTAACACGCGTTTTCAACACTTACGTACTAGGACAGCAAGCACTTGCTGAAGCAGTATGGAAGGAACCAGGTATTGAATTTGGTAACGTTGTAGACAAGTTGAACCGTTTCCGCCCAGTCGGCTGGCACGGAATTATCAACTGGTCTATCTACCGTCCAGAGGCTCTATACCGCATTGAAACAGCATCGTCTGTTCGCGTCTAATAAGTAATTAGATGGGTGGGGCAGAGGGAAACCTCTGCTCTATCCATAAAACGGCTTAGGAGGCTATATGGCATACAGATTCACAACACCTACAGTAAGCGAAGGCCCTGCTGGTGAAGGTCGTTTGTTTGAAAGATTTAGACTTGTAAGAGGCATTACAGTCTTGAAAATAGATGGCGAATATTATGAAATTCGTTTTCCATCTCAAGAAGAAACACAAGCAGCAGAGATTGCTTACATTGGAGGATACTCCTACGAAGTAAGCGAAGCAGAAAAAGCCAGCCTTGAGGCTGCAGGTTATACAGTGGAGACAGTGTGAGACATAGATTAGACCATCCAGAAGATGTTGAAGGTTGCTTCGGATGCAAGATTATTGGACTGCAATTAAATCCAGGAGACTCATCATCTCAAAAAATGGTGAGTAACAAAAAGTGGGACAGTGAGTTAGAAGCCTATCGGGCAGCACGTGCCGAAGGAATTCAACCTGCTGGTACAAGTATGAAAAAAATTCAGGAAGCACGGCGTGCCTCTGATGTCTTGGTTAAAGCATTCGATGCCAACACCATGGGTGATAGCAAGATAATACAGAACAATACAGTATCTAAACTCAAGGAAGTAGGAGCAATATAATGCCAATGGTAAACGGAAAAGAATTTGCATACACCGCTAAGGGTATGAAGGCAGCCAAGATGGAAGCCAAGAAGTCAGGCAAGAAGATGGTTAAGAAGGCTGCTAAGAAAAAGACTATGAAGAAGACAGCAAAAAAGGCTATGCCTAAGAGCCGTGGATTATTTGGTGGCATGTAATGCCATTATCAAAAAAGCCTAGAAAAGCAAAACTTACTAAATCAGAAGTTGGAAACGTACGCAAACTTGTAAAAATGCCAAAACGTAGTTCAGGTGTAAAAGTTGTATTGCCAGATGGAAGCACTGTTGGATTAAAAGATTTAGGTAAGGTAAAGCCAACACCTAAGCCTAAGCCAAAGGTAACTCCTAAGACAGTAAGAAGAACACCACAAGATGAAGCAATGAAAAAAATTCTTGAAAAGAAATACGGAAAGATTTACGGATAAGGATTAACCAATGGCTTACACCAAAGCAAGTTTACGTGAGCGTCTAAAGAATCAGATTATGGCTGGTTCTAAAGGTGGTAAGCCTGGCCAATGGTCTGCCCGTAAGGCTCAGTTGCTAGCACAGGCTTACAAGAAGGCAGGCGGTGGCTACTCAGGTAGCAAGACCGCTAAGCAGAAGTCTTTGTCTAAGTGGACTAAAGAAGACTGGGGTACTAAATCTGGTAAGCCAAGCACCCAAGGTGCTAAGGCTACTGGTGAACGGTATCTACCTAAGAAAGCCCGTGCTGCACTGAGCACATCAGAGTATGCAAGAACCTCTGCTGCTAAGCGTGCAGGTACTAGTGCTGGCAAGCAGTTCGTAAAACAACCTAAATCTATTGCAAAGAAGACGGCTAAATACAGATGAAAAAAGATTCCAGATTAACTCGTGCTGGTGTATCGGGTTTTAACAAGCCTAAGCGTACGCCTAATCATCCTAAGAAGTCACACGTAGTTGTGGCTAAAGTTGGAACTCAAGTCAAGACTATTCGTTTTGGGCAGCAGGGTGTATCTGGTTCTCCTCGTAAGACTGGTGAATCTGCATCATATGCAGCACGCCGTAAGTCTTTCAAAGCAAGACATGCCAAGAATATTTCTAAAGGCAAATTAAGTGCAGCCTACTGGGCAGATAAGGTAAAGTGGTAATGGGTATTCTACTTAACGAACTAACAGATGAGGTTTTAATTAACCTTGCTGGTTATACAATTCAGCAGGATAAGGCTACACACCTAACAGGTCCTATTACTACAACTACATCTACTCTTGCATCACCTACAATTTTTAACGTAGCAGATGCCCAACGCCTTGGCACTGGTATTGTCGAGATTGATGATGAACTATTCTGGGTAGACACAGTAGACCGCATTTCTAATAGCGCAACAGTTTCTCCATACGGCCGTGGCTTTATGGGTTCTACTGCTGATACACACACTGCTGGTTCTAAGGTAACTATCTCTCCTACTTTTCCTAGACACGTTGTAAAGCGTGCTATTCAAGATACCCTTCGCGCTATGGGCGCGGCTATTTTTGCAGTTAAGCAAACAAGTTTTACATATAGCAGCAGTGCAATTAACACATACGAATTAGATAACAAGAACATACAAAACATTTTAACTATGCACTGGCAAGACATTGGCTCCAGCAAGGAATGGATTCGCATTAAGCGATGGGAGTTTGATGCTTTTCCAGACCAAACCACTTGGGGCACAGGAGCACAGACAGTAACTATTGGTGACAGAATTGTGTCAGGCCGTAAGGTAAAGGTTGTTTATGCAACCGTACCTTCAACAATATCTACTACATCTACAGATTCATTTAGCGCACAGACTGGATTGCCAGAGTCTTGCCGAGATGTTGTAATCCTTGGTGCTTCATACCGTTTGATTGCCTACCTAGACCCAGCCCGTACTGGTGCACAGTCACCACAGGCTGACGAAACAGATAACAAGCGTACCTTTGGTTCAGCAACTAATGCGTACCGTCAACTCTTTGCTCTTTACACACAGCGTCTTTCAGAAGAAAATCTGTCGCAACAACAACAATACCCACCACGAGTTCACTTCAGCCGATAGGAAGATTGAATGCCAACAAGAAAATACTCATCCCGTTCCCAGCAAACCACACTTACTGCTGGCATTAACTCAAGCGCCACTTCGGCTACAGTCGTATCTGGAAGTGCGCTGCTTGGTGGTATTACGATTTCAGCAGGTGAAATCTTTACTGTAGTTATTGACCCAGATACAGCCCTTGAAGAAATTGTAGATATTACCGCCGTCAGTACCAACACACTAACTATTGTTCGTGGTATTGATGGCTCTACTGGACAGGCTCACTCAGCAGGTGCACAGGTTCGACACATGGCAATTGGTCGTGACTATCGTGAGGCTAATACCCACATTGAAAACACAACCACAGCACACGGGTTAACTCTTGCTAACGTAACTTTGTCAACTGGCACAGGCAATGTATCAACTACAATGCTTGCATCTAACGCTGTAACTACTGCAAAAATTACTGACGCTAACGTTACAACTGCAAAGATTGCCGATAGTGCAATTACATCAGCCAAGATTGCTGACCTTACAATTGCTACAGGTGATATTGCAGACTCTGCTATTACAAGTGGTAAAATTGCAACTGGTGCTGTAGGTACAACTAAGATTGATGACCTATCAATCACAGAAGGCAAGATTGTTTCTAATGCGGTAACTACTGGCAAGATTGCAGACTCAGCAGTTACTAGCGCTAAGATAGCAGACGGAACAATTGTTGC